TTTTTTTTTTTTTTTTGTTAATCATCTATTAAGCCTAATCTAATTGAATAATAGCTATTTTTATTTACACTTTACACTATAGAGCTCTTCCACAGGGGCACTGTTCACTTGCAATCACGCAGAGGTGACAGTCTTTAAATTACTCTCTATAGTTACACATTACACTAAGCATAGCTATCAATTAAATGGGTTAACTTACTTTCTTGCACTGTAAGTTTAACATGATTCCATTCTGTGCAAGAGTGGACAAATGCATCACGTAAAGGGGTTACCTGAACGCTAGCAGTTGCCTCAACTCTTGTTACTCTTCATTGGCATTCAAGCCTCTGAATCGAAGGTAACGTCCTGAAGAGCTGGTAAGCTTCCAGAACGCATGGTAATGCTACCTGCTACTCGGCTTTTAGGCTTTCGCTGAGGTTTAGCATCAACATCCTCCATTTGACTAGCTGAAGAAGAAGCAACAGCTCCATCTTCTGTAGTTTTAGGCTTACGCTCTTTCTTAGGGAAAGTTTTGTAAGCATCAATATTTGACTCAAGAAGCTCCAGCCACTTTTTGTAGTTGGGATTCTTAGGGTCTAGTTTAATTGCTCCTGAATATGACAAAAAGTAAATAGGATCACCTTTGTCATCATTGCTTTGATGGGTAAGCTTAAATTGAGACATACTCATGAAAGCTGAAGCTGAAGGAGCAAGTTCAGCCATCTGAGGCCAACGAGGGTCCTCAGTACCAAACTTGTTGTAGTTCATGTCACCAAAATTTCCCTGCAATGGGCCTGGTCCACGAAGACCAAAAGCCTGAGTTACATTGAAACCTTTGGTGGCAACACGCTTATGGCGCATTTTATTTTTTGCAGCGGCAGCGTCCTTTTTGGTGACAACTTTAGGCTGCTTTGACTTTCCAGACTCAAGATCAGCCAAACGCTTCTGCAAGTCTAGAAGCAATGGCAGAGCAGCTAAGGATTCTGCACTTCCGACTCCATGTGAAACTGGGGAAGTCCCTCTGGAGTTAGAAGTGCTTCGTCCTCCTCTGGAACTGGATCTAGAAGAGTTCCTACTGTTGGAGGATGCTCTTGAAGATGACTGACTATTACCCCCAGTCCCTTCAATGTGGAAGTTTTTAGGAATGAGAGTACCTGGCGCAAACTGGCAAACGATAGCAGCATCATTTGCTGGGTTGCGAGTCCCAAAGACTGAAGGAGCATCAGTGGCACCTTCTTCATAAACCCAGACGATGCCATCCTTGACTGATCTAAAAGGTAGATTAGCCTCTGGTCCAGTCCCAGTGTAGTAGAAGAACCATCTGGGAGCCAATTGTTTAACACCATTACCGGTGTTGATTTTCCGGTCTTGTCTCCGCCAGTATCCAGCATTCTGGGCTGTTGTAGAATTGGCATTAAGAGGTACACCCTGTCCAGGAGGGAAGGCAAGCGGGTTTTTACCGTGTTGGGTGAGCCCTGTGTACCAGGAGACAGTGTTATTGGGAGCAGGTCGTGGCTTAGGGTTTCTTCCGCGTCCACGCTGCTGCTGATTAGGCTGGTTGTCATTATTATCAGCAAAACTAATGGTGCGAGGTGCAGCAGGAGTTGCCATAACAATGAGTTATTAAGATTCGTTAAAATCTCACTTACTATGCCCTAAGCAATGCAAGTTCTTCATCTTGTATAATAGTAGGTCTTCTATAATTACCAGCTTTATACCTATGGAATATGGCAACACCAGAATTTGTACCATATGATTGGCGTTTAACCATCTTAAGTGCTATAAGCACAGAGGGCTTGGCTACGGTGATTTCCATAGGAAGTCTATCGTAGTCACAGCGACCAAAGTGCATACCAGCCATCTTAAGATGACCGTCGTTGACAACAGCAGTAACACTAGTCGAATCTTCGACCAAGGGCCTAACAACTGTTGTACCACCGATTGGGACATTGAGCAGACAATTAGATTCTGGATTAAAAGACCACCAGGAACCAGTGCGCATAAATAGCCTTATACTCTGAACAAAGTACGCTAGCCACATAACAGCACAGATTGCTGCTAGAATGCCAGATATAATCTGGGATGATAAACTAATAGGATAAATAGCACTAAATATGGACAGTGCCATAGAAGCTGGCCATAAAAGCCATAATATGAACATCTTAAAGACGTAAACCATCATACTCCTAGATGGATAACCATATTGGAGTACGATAGTAATAAGTAGGAATATTATGGACCATGAAAAATTCCAGTCCTTAATAATATTTACTACCTCATCTTTGGTAAGACTACCGTTCGACGACATATTTAAAGAGTTCGTTAAACCCAGTCCTCAGGAGGAAAGGGTGGACGATTCTCTTGAAACTTAAAATAGGCGTTGCGCCCAGTATTATAGATGTAGAACGCGGGTACAAACAAAAGAGTGTTAACACCCGAAGCACATTGCACACATAATCTAATAGCCGTAAGGATTGCTAAACACACCACTAATGTAATAGCGCATACTACGGTTAAAATGAAAAAATTTACTATGATAGTACCTATTTGTTCATGGACAAAAGGTAACATAGTTCGTTTTCCAAATGTCCAAGGTTAGTCAGAGACTAAACATAGGACCCATAGAAGCATTAAACAAGCTTAGACATAAAGCTTGCTAGGTGCGATTATGTGAAGGGGTACTGTTTTATCACTAGAAGGGACAAAAACAGTAGAAACATTACCACCTAAAGAAAAATCACAAACTGAAACAAGTATGGATTTCTTTAGGCGACTAATAAAAGTACACTCAACATAAGATGAAGAGTGAATATAAAAACAATTTTCACAATGACAAGATTGCTCAAAATTTCTTATAAACCAGTGCTTTGTGTGGTTCATTGGAACTACAACACTGGAATTACCGTTGTCAACACGGATATAGGAAGACCGCATATCGACAAAGGGTAATACACTTCCTACTGCACAACTGAGACGTATTCGGTCAGCAGTCCACAAGACTAGAAAAGTAACAACATAAGCTAGCAACAAAGCACTAACAAAATGTTGTGTATCAACAACCAAAAATATGGCTAATATCATATTATACAGCAATAAGCTGTAAAACAAAATAGCTTTAATCCAATTGCCCTTACAGGTAAGTGGGTTAAAGACAAATAATACTAATAGGAAAAGTGCATTAGTGATTAATGCAGCTTCATAGCCTGCAACTGGTATGCAGTCTATGATATTAGGAGGCTGTTCAGCCTGAATAGCCGAACGAGGGCAAAATGCATCTTCAGTATGGACTGTTTTAGTCCGAAATAAAGAAGCTGAAAAAGCCATAAGTTCGTTAATGGCCTAAACACATTGATAAAGATAAGGAATGAATTTAAACTCATTATTAATTGGGAAGCGGGCAAGTGGAATGGATCTACCATTAACTTTACCACCACCTATCTTAACTACTTCAAGAGCGCAAGGTAAAGCAAACTCTCGAGGATCAAAATAATGACATAAACCAGCCGCTTCAGCAAACTGTGCTTGTGGTAAGTCATGTAATTTTGCTAAAGACATATGTAAAGGCAATTGAGAATTATATATCTCATAGCCGTGTTCCTTTAGCCACTCTACAGCTTTAGGAACAGTTAAATTGTCTTTATTCTTTTTAACATCTGTAAAAAATGGCCATTCACTTGCCAAAATGGTAAGTGTTTTGCCAAGAACACAGAGCTTTTTAAACTCCAACAAGCAATCTTTAAGCAATGGACAAAGATGTAAAAAGTTACCAAAGCATTCACCAGCCTCAGGAGCATAGATGAGAGCTAGGGTAACATGATAATCAACAGTCATAGACACATTAAGACGCGCTAAAGAATAGACGAGTCCATCAAAATGTATCCAGCGCTTACTTAAAGGAAAAACCAAACGAACACAGTGAGTAGGTTCTTGCTGAACTAGCACTAAGTCATTTGGATTAACAGGGGAAAACCTTCTCTTGGCATATTGCAATTTAGGTTTTCTATGCCGTTTTCGAGAAGAAGTAGCTTTTGCTGGCATCATAACGGTTTTGTCCGAAGATGTCGGAGGCAGAACTACGGAATCGGAGCTCCATTCCATTGAGTAGTCCAGCAGCTTGTAACTGTTCACAGATAAGTCTAGCTGCATCTTGTTTTGCTGATGCTTTAGTACACTCAGTAGCCTGAGCACTATACTCATAAAATTTAATAGTACAACACCACTTGGTAGGGTGCTGTAAATTACCCAAAACAGGTTTATAGAAAAACCTGGGTGGATACAGGTAATGATACTGACTAGGAGTCTCTTTATAAGACTTAATTTGCTTCTGCCAAAATTGGTTAAGCAAAGAGACGTAGTCCATAAGTTCGTTAAAATCAATTATACGGAAAACCCAGCATCAAAAAGTGGTGTAGGGTTTGTTTCAGTGTAATGATCTTCATGTACAATGCCATCTCTATCAAATGGTATTGTAACACCATCATGTGACATAGCTGAATTGGTGTACATACCGGTTGTATCAACCATAGTTTGTCTAATACAAGCCTGAAAGAGAGTGCCAGACATGCCACCACAATGCTCAGGGACATATAAAGGTTTAGAAAAAGCATTAGCAAGTAATAAAAGAAGAATAGCAGTAGCATTAAAAGAAACCATACTGCTAATAAAAGTTCGTTAAAATCTTAATGAACATGAATCTTTTCGACATCATATTCTTCATAAGAATCACAACAATTCTTACACTTCATTTTTCCCAAGCAGCTAGTACCACAACCAGTACAGCATAGAAGGAAAAAGACACACAATAATAAGGCAACAAGGCCTGCAATAAAACCTAGCCATACGTACCAAGGCCACTTGTTATAATAAGTATAATTTCCCAATTCTTTAAGATCAATGTAGGAATCATTTAATTGTTTAACAACTTCCTGCAACATTGCCATCTCATCTGAAAGGTCAAGCAGTGTAGTGTTAATCTTAGATATCTCTGCAAAGTTAGGACCATGCGAGGTAACATTCTTGAAAAATTCTTCCAATTCATCCTTAAAATCCACATCAGTAGAATTCTCAAGGAGTGGAGGTGGTAAGTTATTCTCAAGTTTGTCAAATTTCACATCACTAGAAACATAACGTGAATTAGCCTGAGTTATAGGTTCAGGTTTATAAAAAGAACTACCAGTGTAATACCATTCGGTATCAACACTATAAGTGGTAGTCTGATTAGTAATGAAATACCCGTCAATTGGTGCAATGCACAAAGGAGGGTTGTTATTGTTACAGAGACCATAAGCAGCTGTAACATTAGTATAATTTGTTGGAACATAACCAACATGAAAGAAATAAAAACCATTTGGAGCATTAACAACAAATGATACTATATGAGTGCCAGACCCACAGAACCCATTTCTCTTGGATTGTGATTTTACACACTCGTTGACTTTGTCACTAGCCAACTGAGCAGATCTAGCAGCAGTTTCAGAACGCACAAGTTGTTGTGAAACAAATGCGTTAAGAGAAATTAAGCGACCATTGATCAAACGATCAATTTGCGCATCCTGTTCAACAGTGTCAAGCCTAGCAAGGATGTCACTAATAGATGAAGAAATAGCACCAAAAGTATTAGACAACTCTGATGCTAACTTAGAAAGTGCTTGTGCATTGGCATTTACAGCATCTTGAACCTTGCTAAAAGCTAGGTTAGATGTTGTAAAGCCAGTTTGCATAGCACCTAAGGCTTGGTTAAACTTGTTAGCAATCAACTTTTGGTTCTCAGAGAGAACTTGTTGAGTAATACCAACGCCATTCAACCTATAAAACATACTTTGTGCAAAAGGTATAGCGGCAAAGGATGAAAGACCAGCTGTCCATCCAGCACCTGCTATACTACCTAATAGTGAAGATGTGTAAGCAGCTTCCATATTAGGGTCATAAAGTGGTGGTAAAACTTTGTAACCAGACACATATTGAGCACAAATAAGATCTCTAGCAGACTGGGGTCCTTGTTTCATGCAATCATCATAGCCCTGCATATAACCGGGATCTGCAATAGTTACCTTATCAAATAATAAGTCTTCAATAGCACTACGATAACTAGAGGAAGAACCTCCAATTTGTGGTACTTGTAATAATGTAAGATTAAAATCACCATTTAAACCATACTCAAGAGTTTGGGTAGAGGTGGTTTTAATGTTACTATAAAGACTATAAACAGACTCATCTTGTCTAAGATTAGCACCATGTAAAGCTTGATTAATTTTGGAACAAAATTGCCCATATTCAACCAATAGCTTTTCACACCTAGTAAAACCATTACAGACATACTGTTTACAATCTACAGTAACCTTCTGAATGGATGTTTCAATGTACTCCTGTGTAACTGAAAAAGAAAAATTAGTTGGAATTGCAGCGGTAAAACCACTGGAATTAATAGGAGTAACAACAATAGGAGAAGTATAATTAAGCACAGCAAGCTGAAATTGGCTAGCGCTATAACTTCTAAAAGTAGACACAGGAGGGACTGCACAAAGTGACTGGCCTAATGGCAATTTACAATCACTAACTACTAGTGAGTTATTAGAAAGACCTATAACACAACCAACAGCTGTTTGAAGAGGTATATTAGAATCACGCCTACGTAAATTACTTTGAGTAAGGCGTGAAAATTGCGACATCATTGTAGTAACGTGCTCACAAGCAACACTACCGAATAAAGTCGCATGTAAATTTGTACTTTTATCATATATAACAGACACAGGTACACTGACACAAGGTCTGACACAATAGTAGTTACCATCATCAGAATAGTAACCAACTAAATTGTCAAAGCTATCATAAACAAAACGCTGCTGTTTAACACCAACGGCAGTACAGTTTTGAAAAACACCTCTACCAGTAACACCATAGAGTGAATAATCTACACACTTACCTAAACGGTTAGTGATAGTTAAAGAATCACCTAAGTCCAACATGGGGCAAACACTATCGGTGCCGGTACCATATTGGACAGAGATTATAAAACTCATTTGTAAGTTATCAGTCATAGGTACTCTAGTGCCAACTCCAATAAGCAAGCCACCACCCTCGAATTGGGTAAGAGTACGCTTGAAGACCTGACCATCTTCAGAAAAACCCCCAGGAGAAAAATCTCTACAAATAGAGTACTCACCAGGGTTAATATATAATGGTGTTTCAACATCTTGGTTTGCACCAGTCAGACGAGAACACTTGGAAATATAACCATAAGCATGAGGCTTAGTAATAGTAACATTAGCAAGAACAGATGCCATAACTCTACACGTAGGATTGGCAAAAGACTGTTTATAATTGTAAAGTGGTATATTGCCTGCAGAACCAGGTCTGATATATGACTTCATACTAAGTGGATAGGCAAAATAATCCACTGTTAAAGTAGAATAACAACCACGTGCAATAGAATCAGGTGAAATTCCATTACAAGAAAACTCATCAACTGCAAACAAAGAGAGGAGTTTAGTAAGATTATAATTACAATTGGAAAAAACCAACCTTTTAAAATTATAAACCTGAGGAGCTACACCTGTAAGCATAGGTGAAAAATCACACTCAGTAGCATTAGGTTGTTCAATAAAGGTGCCAGTAGCTGAAGCTTCATATGAAGAAACAGAATAGACACCAGTGTCAACTTCAAAAGATGTATAAGAACAATGGAGCTGTGACAAATCATCATGTCCACAATCTATAGCTCTACGTATATAACCATCAACAGAAAAATCTAACAAGTAAGTCAGCTGATGTAATTTATACACATAAAATGCAGCCCAAGCCTCTCTTTTGTTAGCTTTAGACCGAAAACTTCTGGGTATAACAGTGTAATATTTTATACCCTCGTACACAGGTAATGTAGCAAAGCGAAACATATTTCCGCCATATAAATCACCTTTCCTAGAAGAGTAGAGATGAACACCTTGAGTGTCTTGGGTAATACCAAACCACTCTTTTGTTTCATCAGCAGTGATATCCCAACTATTAAAGAAAGTACAATTAACAAGATCGAAAAAGCTCTTAAAAGAATTAAGAGAAGCGTTCCTGTTAATTGTAGACTGACAATCATTATGAACTGTTTCATAAATAAAATAAGACACATAACCAGTACCACTAGGACATCGATTCACAGTACGTGGTTTTAATATGCAATAAAAAGCATGCAACACAGTCCCACAACCATCAGGAATGATGGTTAAACTGTAATTAGCATACAATGGCTGACCAGCCGATGTATTAGTAAGAGACGAACCTAAGATAAAAGCAGGATAAGCTTTTTTAATCTTAGTATTAACAGACGGTGAAATTACAATGGTGCCAGTTGAATTAGCTGCAGCACCAATTCGTACAACAAAACCGTTATCAAAATCATTCACCAATAGTGAATAATTAGAAATATAAGCTTTTGTAGGATCACCATCATGACCTACAGCATGACTTACAGAATATAAATACTGGCTACCTAAATCTCCTTGTAGGGGAAAAAGACCAGTATATGCTAATGTAATATTAGAATATGTCCTACCAAGTGGATAAATGATACCATCAACTTTGGAAGGATCAATAGGATAAGGCCACATTAATTTAGAAAATGCAGCTGCGTCAACTTGTGACTCCAAACACTCACTAGTATTACTAGCTGGACTCATGTCAACAAATTGTGAATCACAGCCTCTTACGAAAATTAACAAGGACATCAGTAGACACATTAAGAGTGTCATTGTCGCGTATAAGCAACTTTCCTTGTGACAAGAGAGAAATTACAAGTTCGTTAATTTGACTCTCCTTTAATTGAAGTACTGGTGTACCTTTTAATTTAAGAGGAAAGCGAGATAAATCAAAAAGTGAGTATGTACTCAAATTCATTGGAGTTGAATTTCTCCAAAATATATAATTGGCATGCATAACATTGCCATCAATTTCTTCTTTTAACTCGCCTAAGAAATTTATACCAATGAGAAACCCTTCTGAAGAGGATGCATTTGCATTAGTACAGAAAACTGTCCAATATGCAAATCTTCCCATAATTTTATACAAATCTGCACTCCATGAATGCTCAGTTATTTTAATCGCAACGGAGCCACCTAATGCAAGATTATTCTTTATAAAGTTGCAGAGGTATACGAAGAACAAAGCCTTCGTTTGATTAACTTCTCCTACAGCTTTAGTACAAGGGTCATACATGTCAGAAATAAGTAAATCCACTTGCTGACCGACATGTACTGTTACGCAATCACCAAAAATGGTTATATCAGCATCTGATACAAACTCATTAAGATCATTATCTATCAGGACTGCATCTAAAGGCAGCCACTGCCGTAAAACAGATGTACCAGGGGCAACACCTTTTTCACAACCAGCACCAAAATGAATGACTCTCATATTGGCGGGAACAGCTAGAGTGCAAGTATTCAAATACTGACACAATTGCATATATTTAGCAACATTCATATGAACGCCGTTTGGCATTGGTATGGATTGCTTATAATTAGCTAATAAACATGGTTCAAGGTTCATTTGCTGAACTTTAAACAAAGATGGCATAGTTAGACCAGGTTTCCAATCATTGGTAGCCTGAAGTCTAGGATAGAAGGTTTGAACCTTTCCATCTCTACACCACAACATAAATTCAATCATAGTTAAATCAATAGGAACTTTAACAACTTTTGACACAACATCAAGGTCCATTTCCTTAATGATGGTGACAAAGTCATCAAGTCTTAAATCAATAACAGAACAAACAGCCTTATAAGAAGCTGTATTAGAATCTGTTATAAAATAATTATGGACAGTAGCTCTATCCTTGAGCATTTCTTCCATTAATATGTGACCCTCACGCATCTTCTTATATAAACCTATAAGAAGATGTAAGCCACCTAACGTAGTATGTGAAAAATCACCATAAACTACGTGTTCAAAAGCATAGTCTTCCAAGCCATACTTCTTAATAAAAACATCGCTATCCAGCACAAGAAAGTCTTCCTCCATAGGAGTTAAAACAGTAAAGTCGCCAACAGTCCTGCCACACGTATAAAACGTGTCAGAAAATGAAACGAATTCATTATTGACTTTCTTATACAAATAAAAAATAACAGGTTGTTTGGCATCAATGTTGCGTAGAATAGCACCATTAAAGTAAGCATGCTTAGGACCAGAAATGCAAGGATAATTCTTTATCTTGCGATCTGATATCAAAACACCATTGGGCATTGACATAAACCTTTCCAATGACCCTTTGTCACGTATGTCAAAACACATATTCAAATTTGGATTGACATCAATATCAGTGTATTTACACACACCGATTGTAGTTGTACCATAGATGTTGTTACGATCATAGTCCCAAAGAACAAAGTTGTAACAAACATCCACCTCTAAATTACGTAGCAAATTCAAATCAGGATGAGAGCGAACAGCTCTCTTAGCATACAATTCAAATGCTACATTTGTAGGAAGTGCAGTTTCATTCTTAAAAATGCACACATCATCAGTACCATTTTTAGTGAAGATCTTGTCGTTGACTACAGCAACAGGCAACTCACCATCAACACCTGTAAAATGGCCTTGTTTAATAACATTAAAAGCAATGTTTTCTAAACCTTGAACTTTAACAAAAGTAGACCAAAGATTATAGATATCAAAGGTCTTATATACCCATAGACGAAAACCTGCAGCTGATACAATGTTATATGCTTCCATATAATCACGGTATTCTGCTGCATGCTTACGACAAACAGCTCCACCTAAATTACAAGCTGTTATACAAACAGCAGATTTAAGTGGCACATAGTCTATATCTTCTAACATATTACCACTACCATGAACTTCACATGGAGTAGTAGAATAGTAAAAGAAAGGTAACGGTTTAAGATCTCTAAATGCATTAATGTCATATGCAGGTGTATGAAAGGCATGTTTGTTAACATACAAACTGCCACCATTACAACCAGGCAAATTAAACTCTGAATGCACTCTAGTATCAAACCGACAAACAACAGCATTACTAGGGTATTTTGAAACATTACAGTTCCAAAACAAACACAGCCCATCTTCAAATTGCTTAGACACATCATCTGTGTAAAACAATTTCTTAACTTTATTACTAAGAGGCTGTGCATCATAGAAATGCCACTCCACAGGTTCAGAAATAATGGCAATACCCTTAGGATTACCAATATCATAAATTTTTTCAAACTTGCCTGAGAGCACAGCGGAGCGAACAACGTTACGCTCTACTGTACGACAGCAAGAATTAAGTTTTTGTTCATGTGATATATAAGGATACGTAACATCCCAATCAACACGTTCTATAAAACAATCATAAATTGCCAAACACCTAGTCATTATGGCATCACTGGATGCTACATGAGCACCAGCATGGATGCCACAATACCGGTCGTGGTTGGTAGCTAAATTGCCTACATACCCCCACTGCTGAACATCAACAAAAAATGGGTTGTAAACATAATCATATCCACTGGAATGACTCCAGCAGGCATAAGATTGCAACGGTGAGGAGAAAGTAGATGCACGTCTACTACACATGCTACACCGCTGTTCTTTACCAATCTTACAAAAGTAAGACGCAGACGTGAGCTCAAAACCATGAGCCCAACAAACAAACGTACAGTAATCTGACAACTTATCCAAAGTATCAGATAACATTTGAACTATACGTCTTCGTACAATAGGCCAAGTCGCACCCTTATTCATTAGTGGCACGAGGTGTTTAAATTGTTCACCAGGTGGTGGTCGTGCTGAAATAGTCGTCAGCATACTACCCCACTCAGTGTCTACAACTCCAACGGGTTGAACAACAAAGTTCACACCTGTAGAAAATCCTAACTGTAAAGGCACATTGGTGCCACATGCATTACGAGAAGCATGTGCACCCTCAACATCGAAACCTACCCAGCTTCGAACTTGCCTTATAGCTTCATCACGCGTGATGAATAACTTAGGATAACCTGGGATTGTCGCATCAAGCTTAAATCCCATACGTGATATAACTCTAGAATATGTAACGTTAGGTGTTATATTCAAATTCACACACAACTCATCTGTAGTTTTATATTTAGCATCTACACTTAAATAAGTAGGTGCATAAGCAGGAGGAAGACCAGTGTCCTCTCTAGAACAATCTTTAAACAAACCAGTCACAATCTGAGACTGCAATTTGTAATTATTAAGAGACAATTCAGCAAATTCGAGAGAATCGAATAAAACTTGAGATGTCATAACACATAATATACCCTTCTGTGCTCTAGTCACTGCCACATTAAACCTATTTAAGTTATTAGCATGTGCAGTGTCTGCTGTTTGACAGAAAATCACATACGGGTATTCAGAGCCCTGTGAAGAATCAACAGTCTGCGTAGTTAGTCCTAACATGGATCTAGCTACAGCATTTTGACTGTTATAAGGTGAAATAAATACTGCTTTACTCCAATTTGGGTTAGCAGCTATAAAAGTTTTTACAAAATTCAATTGAGGTCTATTAATGGCAGAGCTCGCATCATGCGTCACACTGCCTTTAAATAGTATCTTAAAGCACTGGCCAGAAGCATCTTTCTTAGCTGACAATTTATTGTTGTAAACTAATGCGCTTACAGTGCTCACAATTTCCTTAGGACACCGGTAACATACACTAAGAAATATGTCAGGTCCCAAGTTACACATTAAACGAGTAACACTATTGAAATTTTCAGGCTCCAAAGTGCCTCGTATCAACAAAGTGCGTGGTGCTGGTAACTGAGCAGGATCACCTACATACACTATATGTTTAGCTTTAACACGTGAATTTATGATTGACAAATCATAATTAGTACACATGCTAACTTCATCCACTACCAGTATATCGACTGATATTTCTGGTAATGCATTAACAGTACTGAATAAATATTGAGAATTTGTATCATTGACTTTAAACCTGTCATAACACTCTACACGCGCTTTAGCAGGAATAATACGAGAACATTTAGCAATGTTCAAATACTTAAAAGCCTTCTCACACAATGCATCAACTGCCGCATGTGAGCATGCTGTATAAACAATGCGTGCTGTAGGGTAGTATATTGCCAACCCTATAGCAAAATGACTCTTACCTGTACCAGGAGGACCTTGCACGGTAACATACTTACTAAAGCCTGCTTTTTGAAAGTTCACTACATGATTTGCAAACTCCTCAGGCACAGTAATAGTTGGATATATACCAGTTATTTTTAAATACCTCTCTTGATTCACTATTGTTGGCGCTGACAATGTCGCCACTGAATGAGAGGTAAGCACAAAGATGTCTCCTACTGCTAGCTTATACGTAGTACTAGATTTATAAGAGACAGCATCACTATAATCTATACGCTCGAAGACATACTCACCGAGCTGTACTTTACTATTCTTGGTTAAATGATAACCAGTAAAAACATAATTACGGTTGAGTGGTGGTTTGGATTTACCAACCTCCCACACAAGTATTAATTCACGTTCACCGACTATTTCTTTGATAGTGGCTATAGCATACGACTGTTTAGAAGCTTCTTCTGTAGCTCTAAGTGTCTCAGCCGCAAATAATTTAAGAGGTTCTGTAGTTGTATTAGCAAGAGTGTAGTCACCGCTATCACTCCAATCACAAGTAGCAAGTCTATTAAATTCCATAATAGACGAACTACCGGTGCACATATTTTTATATAAACCAAAGACTAAGCCATTGGCACAAAGAGGAAAACTACATACTGGGCGATGGTCATTACAATAATAACTCATACCTCCCAGATATAATTTAGTAACATCTGAAACATCACAACCAGGTGCATTACAGACATAAGGTGAAACTGACAGAACCATTTTATGAGGTGTTGCAATTACATGATCATAACAACACTTGCAACATAAGAAAGGTCTTCGTATACATGTACCACACCTCAAAGATGTTTGTGAGTGACACACAACACAAGAACCTACAGCCTGTAATGTGGTAGGCGAACTATAGAGATCTCTATAGAACCCCTCTTCCCAAAATTTGGCTGAATCATCACCACATAACATAACAGAATAACTGTCAAGCATGTGTCCAGTTAGGTCCTTATAAAGCTTTTCAATATACTGTAAATAGACCCAGAATACATTTTGATATTCAGTATCATCATGCTTTGTTAGAGGATACGCATCTATAGCCAATGACACATACCGCTCCATCATGACAGTACCGTCAGTCTTAACGATATCATCAACAAAGCAACCGGCAGACAAAATCCTAGAAGGGTCTGGATAAGGTAAGAAGTAGCCATCGTCCCCATCTTTAATATAGAGCGTATGCTGTGAACAAAATTCATGTGGACCCTTTTCCAAATTGGTTTCCACCCAGCACTTAGCTTCTGACATAAAGACATTATTTTGATAATAAAGCGTCTCTTTAAAATTTTGGATGGAGGCGACATAACCTTTAGCGGCATAGTCGCTATTATAACACACAACACCATCATCCGATAAGATCATCATAGAAAAGTGTTTATTAAGAAATGCGTAGTACTTGTCAACAAATTTAGGATCAGGCACTACTTTTCTATATACATTGATATACAAGTCAAATTGCATATCCTTTATTTCACGATCTATGATAGTATTACCATTAGCACTCATAAGTGCACTAACATTAGCGGTGGTGGCTTGTAATATGTTAAAAACACTATTGGCATAAGCAGTAGTTGCATCACCACTACTCGTACCACCTGGTTTAACATAATAACCTCCTCCGCATAGGACATACTCACTTAACACTTGAGCACACTCATTGGCTAAGCGGTAGAACCTATCAGAATTAGTACAACAAGTACTATGCTTACGTGCCAAAATCAATGACGCTAAAATGCGACACATATTAGGCATAGCACGATCACACTTAGGGTAATCCCAACCCATTAAATGTGGACTCTCAACATCCTTATATAAGGTTTTTAACATAAAGTCCCAACCACCATAAAATTTAGTTGTGCCTATGACACACGTGGCTCCACGCGTTGCAGCCATAGACTTCAACATCTTCTGGTGATATTGACGATTAGTCATTGTGCTAAGTATAGACACGCCTGCTACAGTACGTGCTCTATTCTTAGCACTAATAGCATACTTCAAATTCATTTGAGTTATAGTAGGCAAAACGTTGCGCTTAGTTACAGCAAACAATTCATCTTGCTCTTGATAACTCATACTTTCATAATAAACACGTGCTTTGCCAAACTTATTAAAAGGATGGCCAGCACTCTTATCTAAATTATTAACTATAACTTCAGAAGCGTTAAGGCACCCACCGTCATAGATATCAAAATATTTGTCGACAACTTCCATGCAGAACAACATCTGCTTGATGTCAACCATAGTAGGTAGATTATAAGCATAATAGCTATAATCTGTAATAGCAGCATGACCATCTTGTGCAAAGAAGAAATGTTTTAATGTAACTGAAGACCCTTCCTTGAAAAAGCCTCTAGATACTACAAAGTCATAAAAATCTTTATTAAAATTGCCAGGTCTAACGGTTTGAAATGTCAAACCAGTTGTAAGAGCTGCAACACTAAAACATGGTGTCCTCAAATCCCAAAGGGCTGATGCAGATGCTATATGCATAGCAGGATCTGCTGCATACATCATCAATTCCTTAAGTGCAAGCCTATGCCTATGGATGTTAAAATCCATATTCATGACTAACCCTAACTCCTTGTAGTGATAACCACAAGATACTATAAACGGTACGCCATCAACAAAAATCTTACGAACGATAGGCCCGAAAGATGTGTTAGGTAGTACCATTGAAAAGAGTACATTGAAATTAGCACAATGTAAAATACAACGATCATCACTACAATTAACACAATTAGGGTGGTATGTTTGATCCCAATATTTAAAGTATTTATTAAACAGACCAATTTTATAGTCTGTATAATCATACTCCAATAAAGGCCACTCTATAAGAGGCTTATTAAAATCACAATCCTTATGTGTCTCTGCTGCCAAACAATTGGTCATTGAGAGCACAGGCATAAGGTAAGAATAATAGCTATCAACAATAGCTACTCCAGCACCTGGTTGGGTAATAACAAAATCACCAAAATCATACCACTTACCATTAAGGTCTTGGTTATCAAGTGTTAAAACACCCACAAGGCCACTTTTAACCATGTGGTCACACATTTTTACAGTGTTTAACATAGCTTGGCGAATTCTTTCACCAAGTTTATGATAAACACCTATTACACTAGGGTTTTCCACAAAATCAAACCATAATTTATTATCAAAATATGACTGTTCACAGCAACCATATTTAACTAATATGCTCTTTAACACTTCACAATTATTCTGGTCAAAGTGGCGCAAAGCATATACTAAATCCATCATAGTATACTCAGTCAAACTCTGACGTACTATGTGTGGAGTTTTAGTTTTATCAACGTCAAATATGAAGAAATCATGAATAGCCACTGCATCACAATCTTTAAGAAGATCATAGCAGCGCTTCTCTAACTCATAATTACTCATAGTATGACGTTTAACGATAAAATAAGAATCAAGTTTATGACCTTCATCATCAACCTGTACAAATCTACAAGTATTAGTTTTATAATACTTTCCTATACCTGCAACTCTAGCTTTAAAATTGCAGATGTCGAATGCCCTATAAACGACATCAGTGGTTAGACCACTTGAACAGGGTTCTAGTCGGGCATTTACACTAGAACCCCGGACTCGTTTAAAAAATTAGTATCTTTGGATTGGGGGACTGTATTGTTACGTAATGCGTCACAATTACAACCATACCCAACCCAATACTGACAGACATTACACGGAACGTTTTTAAGTAAAAATCCCACAGGATCACGTACGTGCGCTGGGATTTGTACAAAACGCGTTTTATATTTACAGACACCTGAAACATCAGGATGTTCTATATGTGCTCTACAATAGAGACACACAGACGCACCACCATATGTTTCTTGGTCTGCAGTTGCTTCTGGCTTAACTGAAATAGCCACGCCAGTACCTGTTTTAGGTGCAAGCATCTTAACATAATTGGACAATGGTGTTCCACCAGAACCAACATAGTCCAAGTATGCTTTAGCTGGATCAACTGCAAATGCCACAAGAGTAAGAACAGTTGAATTACTAGCAAACTCTGTATTAGCACCAGCTTGCAAACGTACAGTTGCAGCTATATGCCCCAAGAGTTGGCCTCTATGTAAATTATTAAGATTCTTTACAAAGTAAAGATATCTAATTTCAGGGCCCTTAGGACCTGCAATTAAAAATTTGCAAGGTGGTTGTAACTCTATGTTAATAAAACCATCTTTACCCTCAACTTTAGCCCATTTAAGGTGAGCATTCTCTGATAACAAACCCATAACCATCCTATGGCCTTGAACAGGCTCATAGTAAGCTACGGCACTACTATTACAATTAACTTGATCTACACCAGCTGTTATGACCATAGTCTTCAAACCCTTAGGATGGATCTCATTATTCTGTAGCTTCACAGCAGAACTAGAAGATCGGCTACATTCAATAACAAGTGGCCATGTCAAACTTTCATTAGTTTCTACAACATCTGTAGGTTTGACAACTTCATTATCCACATTGTTTATAACTGTAATATCCCACAAAGACCCAGCATAGGAAACACTAGGCCAATTAACAACTTTATTCCAAACAGAAATATCAGGTATTACGACCCTCAACTTATTAGATGCACAAAGAGGAACAATGCTAAGAGGCACACAACCATTTCTAGCATTTGCTATAACACCATTAAGAACATCATTATCTAACTTCTTAATCATGCCAAATAACATAGTTTGCATAGCACTTACAATTTTTGCCTTCTTATCCTCGGCACGTGCTTGCTTATACATAGATGTCATAGCTTGTTCAGCCATACGCTCTAACTTACGTGCTACAGCCTTATCTTTTTCATAGGCATTCTTAGCAACGTTAACAGCTTTTTGTAACGCTTTAAGAACCTGTGGTGACGCATCACCAGAGTTCAAAGCTTTTTGGTAAGATGACTGAGCTGTCTCTAATTCAGCATAAGTAGCTAAATGAGAGAACTCAGTAAGAGTAGCTTGTAAGACTGATGAATTCTCAAAGAGATCATTGGCTAAAGCATCTAAATCAACATTAGCAGAAAAAGACATTAGCGTTGCAAAAAGACAAACAAATCTTTCAAAAGCTTCTGTAGGATCAACCGCAGCCAAAATTTCATTGTGTAACTTAACACAATATGACCACGCCTTACTATTAGACTCAAGGTGTAATTGTTGCAACACCGTAAGTAAAACAACAGATGTGCATTTCAAATCTGTAAGCTTGGATTGGACTGTTGCAACCTTAATACAAGGTGTACCGCCAATACCAAGCAATTTAAAATTAAGTATTAGAGCTTCCCATGAGTTACGTGGCGCATGAAGGCCATTACCTGTAAGGAAGCGAAATTCTTGAGTTGAAACTGAATAGTCATACACACCCAATGGTACACGCAATTTCAGGTTCAATAATGAAAAGACACCAAAATACATTGTACACATATACCCTAAACCCAGGTATATTAATAACACAAGTTTAACTTCTGGCAATATGAATCCCAAATGCGGAGCATAAAAGAACACCAAGCCAGAAATAAACTTAGCTAAGTTAACGGTAGCAAAAACAGTAATTGTGTAATCACTAGTCAACGTAGTTATAAACATAAGATAGGTTATGGGACTACTGTGGTCCCCTATAACATAAGTGTAAAACCACATCACACCACTACATAAAGCTAGAGCTAAATTCGACATTGAAGGACGATACAACCGCCTAACAATAATCGCTAATACAAAACTAAGGCTAATATATAAGCCAAAGTCAAAATGTGTAGTGCGCATATACACACTAGTAGGAGTCAACCAATTAGCTACAGCAATCAATGTGCTTGATATTAAAGTCTGTGGTTCATATACAATATTTGCATATGTCAAACAAAGTGCCACAGGTAATAGGAAGAGTGACATGAAGGTATGTTTATGTTTAACAGTAAACATAACGCATGCCATAAAACCCAATAAGAGAGGAGTCATTTGTGTGGGAATAGTCTCAAACAAATAAGTCCACATAGTAAACTTAGTGAGTTGCATAACGCTAACATATGCCAATACAAAGGTTGAAATCAACCAGTGTATAAAGCCATATGATATACGTTTAACACCACTCTGCATTACAACACCCATGACTTGCATATTAACATCATCAGGAGTGAACTCATCCTCCAAAGTAGACTGGCCCAGAATAGTTTTACCCTGAAAACCAGCATGCAGACTCTGGATAGCAGCAAGCATTTGTTCAACAGAAACACCAGTTCGGTGAGCAAGCATATCAATGGACTGTGTGCCTACAAATTCTGTAAACTGATTACTCAAAGCCCATTCATTATAAGTTACAATTCCAACTCTGGTGGGTTTTACAAACCACTTACAACCATTTAGAACTGCTGCATAGAGCCAAGCTACTACATTAATAGTGCAGTATTTGTCTGTTAACTGTAACTGGTGTGTTTGTTTATCTTCAAAAGCACCATACATAACACCATCAAAGGAACTACCAGTATGTGTACCATTTGATAATTCCATCTGATGCATATAAACAAAGTTGATTACACCTCCATTTTCAGTGTAACCAACACTACCACAAGAACCACAAAGGAAACTGCCTTTAATGGTAGAATTGTGGCGTAAATTAACTGTAAAGACACCTGTAGGCTTGCCATTATAACAAGCTAAAACGCTAAACGAGGCGCCAGGTTTAACAGTACTAAAAGTATATGCTGGTGTACTAGGATTAGCAACATCAACAGTTAACTTAAGTAAGACACCAACCATAGAATGAGCAACAACACGCAGATTAGCCTGAGCTCCTATGTGTTTTTGCACAATAAAACTATGATTAGTTTTTGAAATTAACAAAGCATCATAATTTGGGTCAGTTAACTGGTCAGCAGGACACATAATATGGCGAGGACACCATACAGTGTTATCAAGCCAAAGACCATTCAATGTCATAGACCCACATGTAACTTGCACAATACAGTTCTCTACAGCACCACTAGGAGCTGACATCTTAACCAAACCACTTTGCAGCACACTAGACGTGACACTACAATTAGGTGGTTGGTACAAGATGTCACTACCAGTTTCACTGTATGTCTGTAAGGCTTTACACAAATGTGCGGCACAAGCCTCTCTATAAGAAGCCGTGTCCATAGCACCTGAATAATACTTGTACTTGTTAAATAATGACAAATACCTAACAAAGGAATCTTGTGTTATAGCATTACGTAAAGCGACATATGTATCCTTACCTATAACAAAGATGTTACTAGCAGCATCCTGAAAGCTACAATTAAGCTTACCATCAGTAAAAACATCAACATGCTTCTTACTAAAATAAGCTAACACCCAAAACAGATGACGCAACATTACACCAACGGTGTAAGATGCTAACATCCAAATAGGAACTACAGCACCAAACATTACATACCAGGAAATATGCATGATAAATGCCGGTTCACCAGTAAGATAAAATGTGGCATAGTAATACATAGCTGTATAGGGAGCAACCAACAATGGGTTGGCAACTATAAAGCATAAACATAAGCTGTTTAACAACGCTGCAACTACAGCTACAACAGCACATTGTGTGTAATCGGCAAGAGCACGCTTAACTTTATTAATATAGTAAAAAGCGGCTGTAAGAAACACACAAAGTACTAAACCCATAGCTAAAGATGTGCTAAGTTGAAAATACGTAACTGGTTGAAATAAAGATATGGCCAACCGTCGTACTATATCAAAATAATCATCACCACAATAGATTCCAGGACGAGTACTATAATTTTGATTATACAAGGCCCAAGATCCATTGGTGCTAATGCATACACCAGCAGCTGACTCTTCACAACTACCAAAACGGCAGTATTGAGTTGCTAAAGTTTTAGTAATTCTGAGAGTACTTTCAACTATAACCTCAGGAAATTTAATATACATGTCAGAATCATACATGTCATAACGTACATGAGGTTTCATATCAGCATAGCTTGAAGCACCAGGTAGTACAGTAGGGTCATAGCAAAATGGATTTAAATTACCTTCTGCATCCCTAAACAACGTACACTCTGAAGAAAGCACACAGCCACTATCAGAGAATGTATCATAAGGAATTTCATTAATAGGTGTAAAACACACATTAGTATTAGCAAAGACACGGGAGACAAACAACACTATTTGTTTACCAACCCAAGCTAAATTTGCTGGAACATTTGCCACACGAGCACCTGCTACACCAGCTATTACAGCTATAGTAATGGGACAATCCATGGAGTTACGATAAACGCCTCCGTGGTTCTCATTAAACCATTTCGAAAAATGACCATATTTATTGGCAAAGCATACATCGTTAGGTGCTATGTCTCTAACAATACCATTCTCAATAACTTTATATGTAAGAATGCGGTCATCATTAAAATTAACAGTCGCAATACTATAACTAGGTAAACAAAACCAGGATAGCACAGCTACTGTAAACACAAAAAGCGTAAGAATGCAGTAACCTTTAACAGTTAAATCACGCACTCTTAAAAGCCAACTAGGAGCGCCACCAACAATTTTAGTGGCGCTAAATTTTACAGACAAAATATTGTCAGCTGCACGAAGTTTAGACGTAGTAAGTCTAAACGGAATATTACACTTTCTGCAAGCAATTCTAATCTGACGCTTGAAACTATCAGAAAGCTTCATATAATCACCACTATTCCAAACACATGCACCATTTGCATTTCGCATACTAGTTTGGTTAACAGAAGCAGCTTTAAGGTCAATCAAACAACCTAAATCTAATGTATTTATGCTATCTGGTTTAATATAACCAGGCACATAATTATTATAACATTCAGTTGTCAACTGAATATCATTCTTATGTGCATACTGTAATGCATCAACAACCATAGTTGTCTCAACATCAGACTCCACACCAGCATGTCCACGGGCAGCATCAGTAAAAGTCTTTAAAACATTTTGGAAATCATCTCCTCTTCTAACACAATCACGTGCAGTGTTAATAAGCTTCTCAAGCTTATCACGACTTACACTAAAGAGAGAGATGAAACTATTTATAAAGGAATCCAACATTTTGATGGCGATTTCTCTACTATCACCAACAGTGGTAACCAAATTAACATCAACAAGCAGCATAGGCTTGCATAAGACTTGGGAATAATAAACACAAGCTGACCTAGCTAAATTTTCCTGGCCACGATCATTAGTGTCATAAATTAGAAAATTGTGTTCAGGTATACCTGTAGGAGTTTTACAAACCTCTTTGAACTTCAATTTTTCTAAATTAGTAAAATAACAGAGAGGGTAACGCTCATAACATGAAGAACCATCTCTATTGTAATGTAGTTCAACAACTGCATCTTTAACCACAACTGAATCTACATAATAATGTGACTGATCAGTGGGTTTAATAAGTCTGCGTAAAGTGGTAGTGAGGTCATTAGCGACTTCTGTACAGATAAAGGTATTCCCTACACCTGCAGTGTCGCATTCAACACAATTCCAATTATGTTTACAACAGTAAGACGTGCCTCCATTAGCTGCGATATAAAACGTACGTTTAGTACCACAGACAATGGTGGAAGCTTCAACACGTGTAAGACGATTCCTTTTATAACATAAAAGACATGCTGTGTCTTTACAACCATTAATAACATGGCTATAAAATTTCCTCAGAAACCACAAACATGCAAGAAAATTATAAACACGCACTAAACCATGTAACGGTATGTGTGTTACTAAGAAAAAGAGACCTGACACTATGTAATTGTAAGCACGCCAATTTACAAATGCACTAGTGTAAGCAAAGAAATATTGTGCTGTAACAACTAACAATAATACGTTAAAGCTAGACGTATACAACACATATGCTAAAAAGAACTCAAGTGCAAACCAAATCCAATCTATGTTCAAAACATAGCTGGTTATATGGGTTTGAAGCATTTGAAGAGCTGAATAACGTGTCAATGAGTCTTGACCAATAAGACACCATTGACATAAAACTGAGCGGTTAGAACAGAACTCCATTACATCAAACGATGTATTGCGGTATTCTACAACTAAACCATCACACAACGTACGGATGCCGAGGTAAGATCGCACCTCTTTATAAATGGCTAAAATGCCAGTAGCATCTTCTAACATAACATCACTCGATAATACTTGATTAAATAATACCAAATGATATATTGATGACAACAACAAAATTGTTGTGCATAATAGTAAAAACAAACGTAATGTAGCTTTCCAGTCTACACGCTTAAATTTTCCTAATAACATATAATAGGCTGCTGTACCACATTGTTTTACTATATTAGTCGTAACAATGCCAGCAGTTCTTAAACCGCTAACACCGATGTCAACAGTTGGTTGTTTCTTAGGCCATAAATAATTAAATGGTAAGAAAAATAGCATTTTTAAAAATACAAACATATTCTGCAAAACACCATAATTAACAACAAATTTACAGAAACCGCGACCAGCAGTCTTACATGCTGCTGTCGTTGCAGTAACTGTAATTTTTGCAAAACTTGCAAAAAGTGATGATGCACCAAGAAGAACACGCGCTCTTCTTGTAACAGATCCACCAGCCGCTACAATCTGTAAGTCTCCAGATTCAACAGTATGTAACTTAAATAAACTAGACCAATTATTATCCCTAAGGACAATATATCTAGTATTAATATCCACGTACAAGGCACGTAGTTCAGTCAAACCTAATGTGTCTACAACAGTAACACCATTGGGATCATTAACAAAACTGAAGTTACCCTTTACAAAAGGCTTATTTAAACCTTTACATTTAACTTCAATTAACTTTCTAGTAGTAATTGGAACATCATCAACAACCGGAACATTATGTTCTACTAGTTGAGATGTATTATCTTGTAAGACAGTGTACTTATTATCAAGAACAATAGGTGCCACATCGTATAATTGACGAAGGCTGGCTCTATTCGGCTTATTAAGCGCACTGTCACAGACCCCATTATTAACCCACAAGATAGGCTTGCCTTTAAGCATAACGCCTTTCTTATAAACTGGGTTATAATTACTAAACTCAGATAATAAAACATCGCCATCTTCATTAGGCAACAGAGAATAAGTGAGTTTCTTAGAAATAGGCTTTGTTTCATCAAAACCTAACAGATCATTAAAGAATTTACTAATAGTATCACTGCCAGGAGTTCCATCTACACCTACAAGGCAACTATTAGAATAAACACTACCAGGTAATATGGTAGCAGGTGAATATTTAATGGTAGGTTTACTAGTATAATACTTACCATCCTTCATATAATAGTTAGATAAGTCTGGATTGACTTCAACTTTAGTAACACCATCAAGATCATATACAACGACATTACAGTCTGCTGTATAACGAACTGTGGGATACCACACACTGGTCATCTTACACTTCATATCAGAAGTTTTAGTTAAGCTACCAGAGTCATACTTATAAAACAAACCATCCTTCACTCGAATATGGACATAGTGACCAACACTTGTTTCCACACCCTGAAAGACATTAAAGGCACGGTAAATTGGATCAGTGGAAGTAGACACTTTCACTTCATTTAAACCAGATACCAATAACCATGGTGCCGAGTGTTCCACCAATTGACGGTGTTTTACACTACCACACACACAAGTTTCATTAAAAACTGATTGTAATTCTTCCATCGAATTAACACCAGCATAAACGCATGCACGCATGCCTGTATATTCAATATCGCGAATACCACAAACAGTGCACCATTCTCTCCATACCATTTTAGCTGAAACAGTTAATTCTGCTTTAGCAAGGAGAGTATGTAAAAGTTTGGCTTCGTCATCAGGATTGTCAAATGTACAATCACCATAAGCCATAATTAGGGCAAGAAAATCATAAGGATCTCCGCCCTTATATCTTAAGTAGGCATTCTGCAACGCAGGCACTACAAATTTTATGTCATGTAGCATATCTATCATCATAATTGTTGCATTAATGTAACAATTATAATTGCTAAGCTTCAAAGACTTAACACCATCATGTACAACAAATTTCCACTGCTGAACCAATGGCTGCAGTGAATAATATCGTTGCAAAAATGTAACATCAGATGTACCGTAATATTCTTTCAGTACAACTTTCTCCGATTCTGATAAATTATCAGCCACAAATAGAGACTCACCTCCCATTTTCACAGTAGGAAAAGCATCTGAGATATCTACACCTTTATAGAAAGTAGCACCAAGCTGTTTTCTAAAAGTGGTAGTATCATTCAGAATAACAGTTCTGAAATTAACACCATCGATTGTAACAAGCACTTCGATATTAACTTGCTGTGCGGCCCTAGAAGTCAGATAAGCCCTACACGCTTCTAAATCACTAAAGGGTAAAGCTACATCATTCTTTACCACATAGAATTTATTATCTGCATAGCAAATGGTTTGACCTGACCAATGCAATAACTTTTTATAACACACATCCTTAACAATGAGGTCACCGCTAACTAAATGCCAACTGTGATAACCCCCATTGGAAGTAACATTGTTTATAAATGCTGTCTCAGGTGTTTGAATAGCAACATCTGAGTTCATTATAGGAATCTGTTCTTTAGAAGCTAATAAACAAACATACGGCACTTTTACTTGACGTACATAGTTGCCAGATTGAGCCAAATCAAGTCCATGCGTAACGTAGCCAAAAGGCATGGCACAAATACCTGAGCAGCCATTAGCAGCTGCAATAACATCAGTCAAGGCATCTCTAGCACTATATAAATAATAGCTAACACCATCAACTGTTTGAATTTTCTTAGTAGTATCCACACCTTTGGTACGTAAAAATTTAACATTGGCTGAATACTCAGTACAAATGAAGCATGTAAAACCATAGTTCTTAGCAGTACGAACAGTACCACGCCATCCTTCAAATGAATAAACAAGACCATCTGGTTTTGATGGTGTTGCAAGTGTATTATAAATATCTTCATTGTTAACAACAACATAAGTAGTTGTAGTAACATTAGCCAGGAGATACTCAAAAGACACTTTAGGGTCTACACTAAAAATACCAGCTGATATTAACGGTGTTACTACAATAGTATGCTTATTAAACGCCTTATAACAGCGTTTAAGTAAAGCAGCATCTTCATTATTACGAGCATCAGGACCAACAACATGCAAAATTGCATCTGCTAAGCCATGGCCCTTAAGTAATACGGAATCACCTACATGAAGTGGTCCATTATTACTTATATATTCATCTGATTCTTCCTGAACATCACCACCAGATGCCTTATTTATAACGCCAGCTATACCACCACCATGTTTAAGATGGCGGTTAGCAGCATTTACAAGAATACACTTAGGCAGTAATGAGGCTATTTGTATAGCATCACCTAATACTAAAGTCACACTATTATTAATAACAGTATGCTTATATTTACTTAAATCAACCTTAGACTTACGTGAGCGTCTTGGCTTCAAATCTTGTCTAGGTTGTACTATTTCAACCTTAGTTTCTGAACAAAGTAATTCATTACCTTGTAAATCAGACACTTGATGCACCTGATTTTCACTAGCTTCATCTTGAATAGGTAATGAAGAAACACCACATTGTTGAGCCTGTTCAACAGACACTATGTCATTTGTCACAATAGCCGTGACATCTGACACAGGTCCACCTACTACGGCCGTTTCCAATTCTAGCACATCGTCAGTTTCAGCTACACGTGACATGGGCTTAACGCTCAAGTCATTTTCACCTACTACTGTAGAAGTGCTAGGGGTAGAGTCTATTGACTCTACACTTGGTTCTTGTGCTTCGGCTGTTTCAACTACTTCAGCTTCCACACTTTCCAAGGCGGTTTCCAGTGGTGGGTCTTCTTCCAACTCAATTTCAGCTACTAGAATGTCATCCAAAGGCATGACTTCTTCTACAGCGCGAGCCCAAGCTTCTTCATCATCAGCAATAGGCAGCTCATCAGAAAGATAATCATCTTCTATAAATTCTTCAACCTCCTCTACATCCTCAACAGGGTTAATAGAAAAGGTCATATTAGAACTCCATGCACAGTCACCATCTTGGTTATAAACATAGCATGGTACATCAATAAAATCTTCTACATCAAAACCATCGATATCATAACCACGGAGCAAAGGTGTAAGCAATGTTAATACCTCATCCTTGATGACATCAACAAAATCTTCAACTAGAAGATCTTTCTCAACTGTAAAAGTAGCTAACTTTGAGCTACTAAGTAATGCATCAAGAACTGGATGAATATCATATGTAATCGATACACTACGATAAGCAGTTACTTCAACGGTATTAACATCACCGAATGTAACTTTTTTAGAAGGCATGCCACCCTTAAGTCTAAACAAGGTAGACACAACTTTACCATTAGTGCAAAGAGGATAAAATTCTTCGTCCTCAGTGCGAACAAACAATTTGTCGCTAACGAGTACATAGTTCCCTACAATCATGCTGGGACCATGCTCATTAGTTGGTTCTAATTGACCATGCACAACATCTACAACTGTACTATTGGCATTAACGTCAATAGTGTCTGCATTGGGAACAGGGTCAAGAATACCTAAAGTCTTCTTGTTATAATCGCCTGGCAAAACAAGATTCATTTGACCCTGTAATGTTTTGGCTTTAGTGGAAAGACAAAAATATGTTCCACTATTAAACAAAAGGGCTTCACGGCCTTCATAAATAATGGCAGATAATTTAGTACCTGCCCAGGAAACATTAGTGTGCAACAACTTCATTGCCTTAGACATAATGTCGAGCACTTGTTGTACAATTTTAGAAGAATGTTCAGCAACAGCTACATAGCCACAACTAGTGTAGACATATAGCTTATGCATGAGCACTTTAAACAATTTGAACATGTCATTAATAAAGCCTGCAGTAGCACGCGACGCTGCTACACAGGCATTAAGAAAACTACTCAGGGCAGTTTGACATGCACTACTAACAGTGCCAAGAACTGTATCAAACTTCTCATCCAAATAACGGAGTACGAAGTAACTAGTAGCCACTGTAAGTTTACCACAATCTAACAGCAGCTCTACAAAATTACTGACATCGCAAGGTATGTCATAAGGAAAAACCCTAAACATAATATTAGAACTATAGTAGTCTAAGGCACTTTTAAGATTACTGCAAATTTTCCATGGTATTGCAGAAACTTTTTTAAATGACTCACCAAGACCAGTGAAGGCGATAAAAGGAGCGTTAATAGTAGCATTGCAAACACCATTTGCACCTATATTAATTGCATCTCTAATATAATCACCAATTGTGACCACAAAGCCATGGTTTACTAAATGGTCACGCACCTTTTCATAACTCGCATTATGACACAAGTCACGCAACTCTTCAAAAGTAGATGTCGTACCAGACAGTATTGCTAAAACAACCTCTGTAAGAGCAAACTGCTGACAGAAATTAAGAGAACGCTGGGCTTTTTCGAGAAACAGATTTGCTGTCTCAACAACTTTATCCCAAGTGCCTGTGCAACCAGTAAAGATTGCATCACCTATGCGTGAGACACAAGATTTAGCACGAGGAACAAAGTACATAGTACCATCACAACAACCCATGTAAGCATAAACAACGCCACCAAAGGTTAAAGTGAAAGACTTTCCACCAACTTCAACACAAGCTTTACCATCTAAGATGTTGTAAACCTGTGCTGCACTATGGCTGCATGCACCATTGTTAGCACAAGGACAATTAGCCAAGAACAACGCATTCCTAGGTACTAGACCTGAAGATTGCAAATCAACATCATTGGCACTATAATTAGCACCACAATCACAAGCAAAGCCCTGTATAGCATTCCCAGTACACCACGTACCCCTACCACATGCATTACAATCAACATAAGCAGAGTGGTAAATGTAACCTGGTTGTTGAACAGCATCTTTTCCATAAAAAGTATAGAGCAAACGCTGTTTAAGATTAAAATTCTTATTATTAGTGGCCTTTAGAGGTGACACCATAAGAATTTGTGAACCAATAGTAAATGTATGTTCAGGAACAGAATCTTTGTCATCACACTGAACAACACTCACAATAGTAAAAGCCGTTTGTTTGGGATATGGCACATTACGACGTGTAACATTCCAAACAACACGGTACAATTTTTTGTTTAATACAATGAAGCGATCTGAATCCATACGAGATTTAACATCAACTTCAATGTCAGCCAAGGTGGTCAACCCTTCCTTAGCTACTATTTTGGCATAATCAGCAATAGGTTTACCGTTTTTGCCACACATATATTGGTCGATTGGGATACAATCACCACCAATCAACTTCTTAAGAAGATTCTGTGAGTACTTACCAGTAGGGTCAGCCTCAAGATCATCTAAAATTTCCACGTAAGGTGTTTCCTTACGATCCCATGGTCGTTCACGGAAAAGTTGTCCTCCAAGACCATTCTTACGTAGGAGAAAAGTGTATTCACCAGTCTCCAAACTTGAATCATATGGAAAGAACATACCGAGAGGCTTAGCATTCAATGTGGTGCGCATCATTGCGGCACCAACTTGATCTTTGTAAGCCAATTGGTTAACAAGGAAATGCTTTGAAAGCATACCTCCAGTAAGTCTCTCTACCAGGTAAACACGTGGGCCTGGGAGAAACTTCATAGCCCTCTGCATATGCATTGGGACAAAAAGGATTTTACCTTTTTCTTTAAGAATAGAACTCACTTGGTTGAAGGCAGTTTCCCCATCTTCAAACCATGGTGTGAGCTTACAAGCCATGTCATCAGTATCACAAAGTGGTACTGTGCAAGCAACATGGTCACTTCTTTTTTCATTATAGAGCTCTGCTCGATACTTACCACGCGCACCTTGCGTGGTCACACTAGCCTTGGAAAGCATAGTATGCCCCGGATTGCCACGCACCTGACGGAACAGGGTATTGTGACCGAGAAGTACAAGAGACACGATAGCTCAGAATGAAAAATATTATTATTTAGTATATTTAATTATGCCCAGTGTTGAGCATGAAGCTTGAAGCCCGGCGCCTAAACGCTGCAGACCACAACACAACACGCACACAGCAAGGCTATTATTTAAGTTCGTTAAAATCAAAGTTCTGCAAGAGAACGAGAGGGGGTGAGATAGCTAGGCTATTCACTTAAATC